GTATAATTGCTCCATTCATTCCGGAGATTCACGTCGCTGCGTTGAAAAAACATCGTCCATGATGCCACCATCCCCATCGAATTTTCGATCTTGATTTTCTTATTCCCGGTTACATCGTTAAAAACCCAATCATAATACGATTTTATGAGGTATTTCTGCTGATTTGCGGCAAAGACTTTCGATTCTTCGTCTGAGAGAAAGCAGTATGTCGCCATCAAATGAACATCCGCATTCCAGTCGGTGCGAATACTTGGATATGAATTCAACGATAAATCGATACTTGGCGGTGGGTATAAAAATCGCCACATCTGGTGAAGGGGGTTTGTGAAATCGGGTTGGACGACAGGCCAGAAATTCTCGGGATCGCCTACATCGCGAATCGTGAACAACTCCTTCACCGGTCGAAGTGTGACGTCAATTTGTAGTTGATTATACTGAAGACATACAAGCGGAAACGCCATTTTCGATGACAGCGTGAACCATGCGTTAATCGGGATGTAAATTTTGCGCCCACGAATCGACGGTTCTGCGCCAGCGATATTCGACGTGCGATAGGCGTTTGGGTATTGATTCAGTCGCGCGCCAGAACAACCTGGATTATATAATTCCGGAACATGCCCAGTCATTTGATTGTATAATTCACGCTTTGTATTATCAAGGTCGCGTTCTAGAATCGCCATCAAATTATTACCGGTGAAACGCTGGAGGGTCATTCCGCCAACTGAAATCACGATCTCCTTTACCATCTGTGTGCCGATATTTTCGATCCAACGAAACTCATAAGGCGCCCACATATCATTCGCAGTCGTGGGAGGATGTATCGGACTCCAAATCGACGGCAGCGTTACACATATATACGTATCCATCAATAATTCCGCATATCTGGGTATATAAAACGTGAATTTGGACTCTTCAGTCATACGTAACTTCTTCTGACCATCGAAATCAACTCTAAACTTTTGAAGACCGAAATTCGTATATTTGAGGTATGTGCTTTTAAAAAACGACTTTTTGGGGTTACCGTTGAGAATAACATTCTGATTTCCTGTAGCAACCAAATTCAATAAACCACCAGTCATTTAGTATGTTATTTTGTTATGTTATAATAACTTTATATAAAAATCTTATTCTAATATTTTATTATATATAGTAAGAGGAATATGAGAGAGAATCAAGTAGAATTCGTATTCATAGGTATTATTATTATCGTTTTCGCAACATGGAAGATATCAGAAATGATTAAAACTAGATGCTATGAAACGAAAGCTCTTGGAAAAAAAGGGGTAGCATCATCGGCCGCGCCATATCGCGAAGGGTTCAGCGTGGATGACGATCATCTCATGAAAAAAATCGCGAATTTAATCAAAACCCCCCAAACACCGGTATTATCCACAGAGAATTTTACTGTCGACACACCCGAGGGAGAAATGACGGTCCATCAGCGAAAAAAAGCGGCAACCAATCTGGATACCTTCGCCATGAAAACGGCACCTCCTCCGCTACTAGTAGATGCGGTTACGACCGACGAGTCAATCAACACGATAAAAGAAGGCCTCGAAAATCCGGATGAAAATATCAAGGCATCCATCGAAAAAAATATTACATCGATAAATCCGCAAGATAGTCAGAGCAAGTTTAAATTGCGTGATTATTATATCAAGTCTGCCTATAATGCGTTCAACCCAGATAAATTCAAGAACTCTACTGTAAGTATGGATGCGCTTCTTTACGTGATCGCACGCGGTTGTCGCTTTATCGACTTCGAGGTCTTTTCAGTTGATAATCAGCCGGTGATCGCGTCTTCATCGGTGAATTCCTACAATTACAAAGAGACATACAATCATATCCCGGTTAGTGAGGCCTTTGAAGTATTAGGAAGTTACGTTTTTTCTGGAGCAAAATGCCCGAATCCAGGCGACCCTTTTATTATTCATATGCGTATCATGTCTCGTAACGTGACGATGTATGACAACCTCGCGAAAATAATCTCTCAAAGCAAGACTGTTGCGCGGAATTTATTGGGTCCGAAATATGGTCGTGAATACCAGACAAAGGATTTAGGAAACGAAAATTTGCTTGATTTCAAGGGCAAAATTATACTCATGGTAGATGGAACCAATCCGACGTATCGAAACACAAAACTGTTTGAATTGATAAATATGAGTTCGAATTCATTATTTCTCTCGAAGTATACCTATTTTGGTGTGAAAAATGTCGGCGATCCACAAGTGTTCAAAGATGCGAATAAGAAGAATATGTGTCTAGTAGTTCCGGATAAGGGTGGTCGCCCGTTCAACGATGGACATAACGGTCCATTTACATGGGGGTGCCAAATCGCGACGATGTGTTTTCAAGAAGAGGCGCGTGATGAAAAGCTCAAAGCGTATGAAGACAAGTTTGCGTCAGTGGGGTATGCGTTTATCTTGAAGCCGGAGGAATTACGATATGTTCCGATTACGATTGCGCCACCAGCACCGCCGAACCCGAAGGCATCGATGGAGGCTCGACCCGCAGAAGCCGCAGGTGGTGTCAAGATTACGCTGTAATCATTCGCGGGCGTCTCTTTCGTATCACCAGCGGATAGTACACTACGCTACGCTACGCTGAATTATATTCTAATGATAATGTAGTAGAATATAATGTCGGATTTATTACTACGCGGGGGTGCTCGTGATGATGCCAACGCCGATAAAAAAATGTCTTTTGAAGAAAAAGAACTCGAAATCCTGCGCGAAGCAGTCGATTTAGTTGAAAAGCGGAAAGGCGCCGCTGTCATTAAAGACCCCAAAGTCCAAGAAATCATCTCCATCGTTGAGAAATTCATCGCAGATAAGAAACTTGTATGTTATGGTGGGACAGCTATCAACAATATTCTCCCAGAAGATGCGCAGTTTTACAATAAGGATATCGAACTTCCCGATTATGATTTTTACTCTGACAAAGCGCTTGACCACGCGAAAGAGCTCGCAGATATTTATTATAAAGCCGGTTATGAAGACGTCGAAGCGAAATCCGGTGTTCATCATGGAACCTATAAAGTCTTCGTGAATTTCACAGGAATCGCCGATATTACGCAAATGGAACCCGCATTATTCAAAGCAATCTCTCGTGACTCCATTATTAAAAAGGGAATATCTTATGCTCCACCCGACTTTCTTCGTATGGCGATGTATCTCGAACTCTCGCGCCCCGATGGCGATGTCTCTCGATGGGAAAAGGTTCAGAAACGTCTTACATTATTGAATACACATTATCCGCTTAAGGGGTATGACTGCGATAAAATCGAATACCAACGAGGATTTGAAGGTGAGACTGCTTCGAATACCGGTGAAATTAGTATTTCAAGAAAAAGAGGTGCGACTTCGACACGCTCAAGCTCGCGATCACGATCGCGCACAATCAAACGCGGCGGCGCAAACAACGGAAGCGCAAAGGCGCGCAAACGTGAAGCAATACGAGAGATTATGAAAAAATACAAGGGATTGGACTCTTATATGAAGCATTTATTTTACGGTGTTCGGTCACATGAAGAAAAGATAGGTGATTTTAAATACACTGTCGAAGAAGATAAACTAACCCGGCGTTATCGTTTAATCGCGGCATATGAAAGATTGTTTGGTGATGACGATGAATATATTTTATATTCGATGAAAACGAGAGATTTGGACACGGAGGCAACGCCGACGCCGACGCCGACGCCGACGCCGAATCGGTCTCGATCTCGATCTCGTGACCGAGAGTACTCCGTAAATAAGTCACAAGTTTCTTACAGTAGTCACCGAGAGAAAGAACTCGCAGAAACCGATATTTATAATATTGTCCGCGACGTTTTCATAAAAAACCGCGCAGTTTTCTTCGGCGGTTACGCCAATATTCTATATTCACGATATATGCCGAAACACCAACGTCGCATCGTCCAAAAAATCCCCGACTTCGATATTCTCTCGGAAAACCCACGCGACCTCTGTGATGAAGTTGTCCGAGAGCTTACCGCGCATAAATATACCAACGTCAAATATACGAAACACGCCGGTGTCGGTGAAGTGATTTCCGAGCATTATGATATTC